ATTAATAAGCTGCTGAGATGATAATGGACGGCTACGACTTTGATACGTGCCGCCTATAAAATTAAATGGTACAGTTTGAAAGGCCATTAAGGTGTTACCCCCTCAACGCGCATGTAAGGAGCAGCGCCATATCTAGCCTTTTTAGCTGCTTTGTTAGCGCCACGAATAACAGATTGCATTTTAGCAAAGTATTTAATTGCTTCTTGATCATCTTCTGACCATAAAAACAATTGATGTAATGCGCCGAACAAATAAATATTAGCATGGTTAGTCATTACACTATTAGTTTGATTAGCATCAGTTAACGGGTCGGGCTTTTTATAGTATTGAATTTGTATTGTGTAAGCTGAGTCAGGTGTACGATCAAACTCTATCTCTAAACCTATAACGGTAAAGAATCTAGGTTGACCAGTAGTAAGTCGTCTTATTAATTGTTCAGGTGCTTTGAATTTAACATCACAAAAACCGTTGCTAGTTTCTAATTGTACGCTTCGAGCTTTTTCAAAGTTAGGTGGCAATGCTAAGTAGCGTGAATCAGCATCAGCAGTTGAAATAAATTCAGTTTCCCTAATTTGCAGTTGTGCTTCAGCATTGTTAAACATCTCATATTCAGCAAGTGTAATGAAGTCGGGTATCAATTCTAGGATATCTTTTCGATGACTCCATTTTACAATAGACTTAACTAAATCATCATACGTGCTTAGTGCCATTAGATTACACCTTGTTTAGTTCTTAAAAAATTCCAATCAGGAGAGTTAAGTTTTGCTAGTAAATACTTTCTGTTCTCTACAGATAAAGGGTTGCAGTTTGGATAACCTTTCTCTCTCATGTCTTGCGTCCACATTTCCAATACAATAGGAGGTATAGAGGCCATCTTGTGCATGTCACCTTTAAAGCCGTTAGATTGACCGTTAAGCTCTTTCTTGTTAGCAGTTAGAAAAGGGTCAACATCTTGAGTCTTATGGACCTTAACTTTACCATCAACAACGCTATAAGTTTCTAGGATACCTGTCTGAAAATCTAAATCACGCATTTAAACAGCCTTACATTTTTTAAATATTGCTAACTCTTTACTGTTACACGTAAACTCTTGGCCTTTTTTAACTTGGCCTTGTGAGGTGGTAAGGTTTCTAAGTGCAATATGCTTCTTATTAGCCTCTGCCTTAGCTTGCTTTAATTCTTCATCAGCCTGAATTGATTCTGACTTTTCTTTTTTTGCTTTAGCTTCTGCGTTCTTAACTTTAGTATTCATAAGTCACCCGTAAATTAAAGCACTTCCTTGTGCTAATTATTCTTATGCGATTACTGCTGTCATAATACCACTTGCCGCTTCATTACGTGCTTCAAGTGTATACTCGCTCAAGATTTGAACGCGATCACTATCACCAGTTTTAGCTAGTGGAGTTTCTTCGAAGTCAGTAATTGAAGCCATCGCCCACATATCCATCTGTAAACATAGCAGTGAAGTTTGAACCATGAAGCGGTTAGGCACTACAGCCAGTGAACCAAAGTCTGACACGTAAATGTCAATGGCTGTATGAACTGTAGCCGCGTTACCATCAACAGTACGCTGAGCAGCACCGGCAGCACCACCGTTAACAATACCCGATAAGGCTTGCTTAACAGTTGAACCGACCATAATGGTATCAGGCTCGCCGCCCTCATCCCAACATGAAGCTAAGACAGTTTTTAAATCTGCCTCATCAAATGAACGGTTAGTGCCTGGTGTGTTTGTATCTGCACCTGTACCGGCAGGAGCAGACGCACCAATACCGCCATTAAAGTTTGTTGCAATCCATGATTCAACGCCAGCCAACTCACGCGCTGCTGATTCAGAGCCAACCGCTTTAGCTTTGTTAGCTAGCATTGCTGTTTCCATATCGTTTTTAAGCAACTTACTCATTTTCATAATCTGTAAGCTCATTTCATCAGCACGACCAGCACTATCAATTTGGCGCTGTGTACGAGTAACGCGCGGCACTTTATCACTGATTTGTGTATAGTTGCCTAAACGAACAGTTGCAATAGCGGCAGTAGTTGTAGCATCTTCGCCTTCAATTACAGCGTTGTTACTTGCTGCGCCTAAAGTATCAGTCTGCCATTCATGGTTGGTAGCAGTTGCTGAGGTATGAGAGATTCCCGAAATAAACGGGGTCGAAGTTGGCGAAATATCATAAATAATATTAGATAAATCTTCACGATTACCAATGGCATCGTATGTGTTTACTGTATCAGCTGGAGTAGCCATAATAAATTCCTTTAACTGTTAAGTTGTCGTTTAGCAGTACGTAATGCCGCTGCATTTTGTACGCTAGGATTGTTTTTAAATGCTTGTTGAGCTTTACTAACGGCGGTTTCACTACCTTTAGATGAGGCTCTTGGTTTAGTAATTGCCGGCGCGGTCCTAACCTTTTTGGCTATCGCTGCATTTTTACTGTTTACCGATTGATATTTAGCTGCGTCTAACATTATCTCGTAATGTCTAGCATCAAAATTTGATAACTCCGCCTGACCTATTCCGCGACCTTCCGCGTATTTAGTCATTAGGTTGGTATCATCTGTAAACTGCTTGCTCTGCTTGCCGTCTACCATCCATTCAGGATGATTAGCAAATAGATCAGCGCTTACCTTTGCCATATCTACACCTTGTGCTGGTAACTCTGCTTTAGACTCAGCTAATAGCTTTTTACGGTTATCCATCTTTTCAGTGTATTCGATATACTTTTCTGGCTCATACTCTCGCATTTCTGCTAATGCTTCGGCGTTTGGCGTATCTTCTTCAATCATCGCGTTTAGTTGTGCGAGTTTATTATTAAAGTCTGTCTGCTTAGCGCTAAAATCATCCTGCTCTACTTTAAATGCTTTCACATCTTCAGCATGGGCTTGCGTCTTGCGAGTATAATCAGCTTGCATTAACCCTTCTGATTTCCACTCACTGAGTTGTTTCGAGCTTACTTCTTCACCATCAATATCATAGTAAAGGAGGTCTTGATCTTCCTCTTGAGCTTCAACCGCTGGAGTTTCTTCCGCTGGCTCTTCAGTATCCGTTGTAATTTCTTCATTGACTTGCGCCTCTTCGGTTATTACTTCTTCTACTGGTGCATCTTCCGACACGTTAACAGGTTCGGTATTTTCAGTTGGCGCTTCTGTTGAAGGCTCCGTTACACCTCTGCTGATGTTAATTCTTTCTAATATTGAATCTTGTGCTGTTTGCATGTTGTCAGTCCTTCCGGTTGTTGACGTTAAATTATATTCCTAAGTGTGTGCTTTGCTTGTTCTAACATGGTCCTAGCATCTTTACCTTCTTTGATAGTTTTGGTGAATTTGCTCATAAATAAATTAAATACTTGTGATTGATTCCATGCCGCTGCTCTTTCAGCTTCACTCTTTAAAGTTGTTGACTCAAAAGTATTAAGCAAATCACCACGTACTGAAATAATAAACTCTTGTATTAGTGGATCGTTAAGTAATTGATCTGCACGTTGAGCTTTTTGAATCTGGTTTTTTAATTCTGTTTCACTACGCATCTAATCCGCCTGGTAAGTCAGTGTCGTTGTCTAATTGAAGCTTAGTAATTGCTAAAGCTTCATCTGATTGCTGTTTGTTTGCTGTTTGTGCTGCATCAATATTAAACTGTCTAATATCTTCTCGCAGTTGTGAAATTTTAAGTGCTGCCGTTTTGTTGTCAGCCTCTCGCTTACCTTCTAGCTTGATCATCTCAACTTCTGACAATGCTTGTAGTTGTGTAATCTGCTCGCCTTGCTGCTCAATTACTTGTTGTTGCTGAACTCCTGCAATATTTAACTGCTCGTTTTCAGTCCTTAGCAACTCGTCTGTCTCTTCAGGATTGTTAAAGAATTCGTTTGTTCTCGGGAATCCTAAACCATCAGTAATACGCGCTAATGTATTATAAATATCTTTGTTATCTACAAGTGGCGAGCCTTGGGCTTGTTCTTGTTTCTGTATTGCGTAAATGCCTTGCAAGCTCGTTACTGATTTTTCATTATTGCCAGCACCTAAGCCAACATTAGTTTGTATTTGATGGCTATACTTCCATTTAGTAGGATCAACAGTTAATGCTTTACCTAGTACCATAATTTCAGTTTGAGTATCTTGGAATCTTGAAGCCAACCAAGCAATACCGTTATAAAGTTTTCTTACACCAGTTTCAGCGTAATTACGTGCGATAAGTTCCATCTTCTCATCACCTTTAGCCTCAATGCCGTTAAATCTTGTAGCAGTTTCTTTGCCTATAGAGTCAGCATCCAAACCCTGATTAGCCATGTTTGAGCCAGTTGTTTGCGCTCTTGCTCCATCAACATATTGAATAACTTGTAAAGTCTTGTCACCAATGTAAGGAATAACCAAAGGCATTACAGCATTCTGAGGTATGATTTTAGTGTCATCATCTAATCTGATAATGCCGTTAGTACGTACCGTTAACATGTCATCTAGATCTACATCAGGATGAACAACATTACGCGGATTATTAACCATGTAAATATTGTCATTCATACCACGAATTAAGGCTGTTTTCTGTAACTGTGTCGGGTAAGTTATTTCTGCACGACTTCGACCAATAGCTTTATGAGGCATTAAGATTGCTGATAGTGAAGCATAAGGCACATGGTTAAAGTATTCGTTAATTAGTATCTTATTGCCGGACATCATTACGTGCCTACGCTCTGCTATACCATCACCGTCAAAATCAATCTTGACGTATAAGTCTGATATTTCTACATACTCACTAGCCCAATTATTAATCGTGCCATCTGGATTGTTGCCGCCTTGGTCGCGGTTACGTACTGATTTAATGTTAGATGTTTGGTTGGTATCTTCTTCGATTGTTGATAGTTGATCTATTAAATCACGCTTAAAACCTTCTGATAACAATTCGCCGCGAGTCTTTTTAACTTTATCACCTACTAACTCAGCATCTTCAATACTGTTAGCACTACGTGTTATTAGGAATGATTCAGGCGGTATATTTAATACACATATCTTTTTAGTTTCGCGTGTAACTTTGAATTTTAAATCCCAAACACCAGGAGAGGTTTCTTCTTGCTCGGTAATTTCTGACTTAATAACTGCTGGGTCGTTAAGGCTATCAACTATTGTGCTTAACTCATTAAAGTCAACATCAGTAAATTTAACCTCATCAACTTCTTTTTGCTCATCAACAAAGTATTTAACCACGCCATTCTTTTGAATCTCAGCGTCTTTGATCCAACTGTGCCACATCATAAATGATTCAGGTTGATTCTTTAAAACCCAGTTAACATACTTAGTCTTTTCTTCTGCTTCTTGAACTTCAATAGGGTTTTCAGTATTAGATTGGAAGGTTACTACATCACCTGAGCCATAAAAGATACGCATTAAAGCTGGCATATCTGATTCAATAACGTCTGCTATATCTGTTGATACTACGCTTGATTGATTTGGTATTGCTGAGAATTCACCTGTTTTATCACCTAAATAAGCGGATAAAAATTTAGTGTTCTCTCTTGAAAACTCACCGTTATAAATGGCAGCTTGTCTTTCTGCTTCTGATAATAAAGCGGCTAGTGTCTCGTCTGTCATTTTTGCCATTGATAAAGCACTCTGAGAATAGTTTGAAGTTGTTTTACTTATTATACAGCGTTTGCTATTTTGTTTATATGTGCGATAATCGAATATTGAATAGGCGCATTACCGAGGTATGGAATGATAAAGCACAATGCAACACGAATATTAACATCCAAAGGCTGGCTAGTTGAAGATGCTTGCACTAGATGGAACATAAGAATAGCAACCTATAACGCAAGGTGTAACAACCCTGATTTAGTAGGTCAACTTGAGGATATGTGCAAGGGTTTGGAGGATAAATTAAATGATTGATGTAGATAGAGAGTTTAGTTTGTTGTCGGATGAGTTTTTATCACCTCTCATAGATGAGTTGTTGGGGTTGATACCTGATGATTTAAAAGACGCTCATAAGGATGCAATACTACATGGTAAAGGTTGTTTTATTGTTAATGCCGATGGAATAACACCTATTAGCCAAGGTAAATTATATAAGGATAAATTAAATGAATGCAAATAATTGGCAATGGAAAAAGAAAGAGCGACTTGTTGAGCAATTAAAGTTCTTTAACTATAAACCTAAAAGACTTATTAGTTGTTATGCTAAGAAACCTAGAATATCAATGAAAGTTAAATCAACAAAGTTACATGGTTACAATAAGTCACCTGACCATAGAGAGGCTTTATTCCAGTCGCAAATATCTGGTTTATATCAAGATCAATTAAATAGAGGTAT